GAATACATTTCCACCGACTTCTAGTTCTCGTGTGAGTGTAATGCCATGACGATTTACACCGACCTTACCATCATATGTGGTCTCGAACTTGGTATTGTCGTCATAACGAACCTTGAAACTTTCTGTCGTTCCAGAACCAGATCCAGAATGAAGATTGATGTTGACACCACCAAGATCATAATTAGAGAGACTGAGTGTTCCTGAATTGAAACTTAAAACACCACTGCTGTTACCAGTTCCTACAGATTGTCCGACACTGATTCTCGCGGTGCTGAGAGATGTAATAACATCGACTGCTGCATTTGATGTCTTTCTAACTTCAATATCAGCAGCAGGAGTATCAGAACCAACACCAATCCTATTATCAACAACCAGTGCGGTTACAGTTGCAGATGAACCAACAATGTTTGCTACTGTAATCTCAGGAATTCCGGCAAGTGCAAAAGAAGTTCCGGCAAATCCTGCGGTTTGTGCAACACCACTCAGGTATCCTGTGACATTACCAGTTACATCACCAGTAACATTTCCGGTCACATCACCGGTAACATCTCCAGTAATGTCACCAACAAAACTCGTTGAAGTAGTAACACCAGTGACAGTTAATCCACCAGCAGTAATTTGTGCATCATCGGTGAATGTTGCAATACCAGATACTACAATACCCGTAGAGTTTGTATCAAACTTTGCGGCATTGACTTCTCCGGTGATGTCACCAACAAAACTCGTTGCGGTTACAGCACCACCAACATTCAAATCATTTTTTATCTCAGCACTGGAGAAGAATGTGGAGAATCCAGATGCAAACAAACTCGAACCGGTTACAATACCAGTTGCTCTGAATGAACTTGCGGTTACAATGCCTGTGAAGTTACCTTGTCCGGTTGAATCAATACCAACACCATAAGTTGCGGATGTTGGATCATCACCGATTTGTAATAAGGATACTGGATTGGTTGTGCCTACCCCGACATTAGCTATGGTGGAGATTCCTGCGTCGGTGATAGACCATCCAGTTCTTGCAACAGCAACAACACCGGATAGTAAACTACCATCACCGATGAATTGCTGTGCCGTTACAACACCGGTTGCATTAAGACTGGTTGCATCTAATACAGTTAATGTCGATACACCCGATATGAATACGTCCTCAGTGACAAATAAGTCCGTTGTCGATACAACACCACTGACCTTTGCAGTTCCTCTTACATCAAGAAACTCGCCCGGAATCGATGTGCCGATTCCGACCAGACCATTCGCATCTACTATGAAGTTGTCATTATCAACTTGGACACCATTGCGAAAATTAAAGGACTTCTTATAATTTGCCATCTACTTTAGAATGCTTTAGGATCTCCATTTAGTTATTTATCTGATAATTTTTGCTCAAGAATATCAACCTTGGCTGATAGTTCCTTAACTGCTTCAATAAGTAGTGCAGTGAGTTTGTCATACTTGACTGCCATGTAACCAGTTTCTCTCGTAACTGTGAGTCCAGGAAGTCCAAGAGCATCGATTTCTTGTGCAATAACACCAGTATCTTCACCCTCATGAACACCACCTTCAATCCAGGTGAATGTATTACCACTAATCGAAAGAACTTTAGCAAGAGGTTCTTTAATTGGTGTAATATTTAACTTCAATCTTTCATCAGATGAGAAGAATGCAGTAATATCACCAGTAACTGTTAAATCCCCATCAATGGCAGTATCACCATTCAGTGTTATATCACCAGTAACAGTTAGATTATCATCAACCGTTACCGTGCCACCAGCAGAATCAAGAGTTAAATTACCGGATGCAGTATCAATTTCTCCATTACCACTTACACCGATTCTAATTTCATCAATGTGTGCTTCTGACCAAGGTAGAGCAGCAGTGCCAAGATAAGCACCTTCATCAGCATCTGGAACAAGACCAGTATTAAATGCTGCCTGACCTGCAAATGTAGAAATACCAGTTACATTTAACTCGCCATCAACATTCAAATCAGCATTAACAGCAACCCTATTGGTGGCAGCATCAATTTTTAAATCACCCGTGGTTGTATCAATTGTGTTATCATCGGTGATTGCAATCTGAATATTACCGAAGGTAGCACCAGCACCGGTGATATTATTATCAAAATTCGTATTGCCATCAACATTCAAGTCTCCGCCAACATTCAGGTTCTTGCCAATACCAGCACCACCGGTAACAACAAGTGCTCCAGTTGTCTTGGTTGTTGATTGAGTGTCATTACTAATCTTGACAGCACCCTTAGAGGTAACAAGATCCTTGGTAGTAATCTCTTTGTTCAGAGTAACAGGACCATCGAATTGTGAAAGAATCTGTCCAGAATCTCCACCCTCAACTACAAGTCTCTCTTTGACGGTAACTTCATCGAAGACAACACTTAATCTAGAGGGATCTTCACCAGTAACCGTGGAGACTGGAATGTCATAGGTTCTTTCTTCACCGGTTGCAGATGATGTTCTTCTGTTACCAACATAGAAGTCACCTTTGTTGTTCATACCAGTGTAAACAACAACACCACCCCTTCTTTCTTGTGCCTGAGAGAGGAACTCTTCAGTCTCACTTAGGGTTCTATCCTGAACCTGTGGAAGACCGGTTGAGTAGTTACCAGGACCATATCCAAGATATTCAAATGTGTGACCAGAAGCACGAATGATGGATGGTCTGCGGAATTCAATTGCGACTGGATCTACTTTGTGTAGGAAAGATCCGGCATCATGAGTGTTAATTCCAGTTCCAAGTGCTCCACGAGCAACAGTTATTTCGTTGTTACCAACACCCGTAATGGTGCTGCTTACAACTCTCATAATCTCTTCATCAACCTGAAGATAAGAACCAAGTGGGAATCTCTTAGTGGTTGCAATACCAGAATTTGGTGAGGTTACCTGTAACTTAGTATCACCATTAAATCCACCAAGTCTCAGACATTCAGAGTCAAACAATGAAACACCACGAGCATCAATGTTCTCTTCAGTTGGGTCAGATACACCATCATTCGATGACATACCGTGTTTGAGAATATATTGTGCAGACAGGCTTGCATTAGTAACAGCAGTGAAAGTATTAACACCAACTCTTGACTTAACCAGATAATCGCCAAGATTATTGTTACTACTGTCGGTTACTCTAAATCTATTTCCTGCTACTAATCCATGAGGGTTAGAGCAATTGAATGTTTGAGTTCCTGTGGTAGAATCATAAGAGTTGGATGAAACATTACCAACGGGAGCAACAACGTGAATGTATTGTCCGGGGATGCTTTCTGGATCTCCGGCAGTCTTTGCGATGGAAATGGTATTTCTGGCAGGAACTGCGATAGATCTATACAGACCAAAGGCAGTTGTTCCGATACCAGTAACCTGAACCGCACTACCATTGTTAGTAGAAAGACCACTAGCAGATAATCCTCTCGTGGCAACAGCAATTTTTGCATTAGCAGATCCACCGATTACTGCCGTGTCAAAGAATAACTCATCTCCATCCTGATAACCAGAACCAGGAGATTGAATATCTACACTAACAACAGCACCACCTGCAACACCAACAATGGCAGTAGCACCATTCCAACTAGAAAGTCCTACTTCATTGAAGAGTTTTACATTATAATGTGTGCCATTCACATGACCAGAGCCACCAGTAATACCACCCTCATGGGTCATGATACCGGCAAATCCATGATTTCTGGTGAATGTCAGTGTGGCAATGCCCGCAACAACACTCAGTTCTGATTCTGTAGATATTTCAAGATGTTTTCTAAACTTCTTGTTGAATGAGTCAGTGGATTCTTTAGTGATACTCTTCTTGAGATCATTAGTCTGAACCTCACCAAGTGGTGCTCTCAGTGCAAATGACTTGGCAGATTGTGGATTGTCATTGACATTATCTCTGTCTAACTGAGGATAAAGGTCAACAACATTCTGGTTGTATTCATAGTTTGTAAATTCTGTGCCAACGCCAATATTAGCATTCAGTGCATACAGGTGATAGATACCATCCTGAACATCTTCGATGTAGTCGGTGATAACTTCGTTTCTATAAACATAGAGTTTATTCTGTAAGTCATTTACCTCATATCTTGGAAGTGAGGTTGTTCTATTGTTTAAATCATTAGTCAGTGCAGGACCAAGAGATCTACCTGTTTCATAGGTAAACTCCATGTCATTAACAATGGATACGACAGTAAATGTTCCGTTGTATCCACTGTTTGCCGTGCCAACAGTATTACTAGTGTCCTGAATATTCTT